GAACCGTCATCTTTAACATTGCCGGAACCGCGAGAACTAACACCTAGCTTAACACCGTTCTCTAGCATAGTACGAATCAGTTGGCCCATTGGAGTAGGTAATATTTTTAACTTACCATATCCATTTGCACCTTCGACCCACATACTCATAATCATATGACTAACTCTATCTAAGTTAATCTTTAAATCGTCGGGGTGATCGCATTCGCCGACTACACTATATCCGTTTTCGATTTGCTCGTTGAGAGTTTTCACAGCATTAACGATTTCGTTTACTGGATAGACTCGTTGATTTGCATTGCGAATACCGCCTTGTATACAAATACCGCTCATATACAAAGTTTTCTTTGTTCCGCCAGAAAATTCTGCTTCATCTTTGCTTTCTAATATAATATTATTAGCAGCAGGAGAAACTGTTTCTTTAAGTAAGTGTTTCATTCTAAAGTTTCCTTAGCTTATTCTTCCTAGTACTAGTTGACCTTTTAACAGGAGTGATTCACTAGTACTAGGAAAGAAATTACTTACTTAATGCGCCCTCTGCTTCCAATGATGGAAGTCTTGTTATCAGCTTTCTCAGCAGGGCCACGCTTTTCTGGGCCGTTGCCTGGAGCACGGGTCTTAAATGCAGTCTTACCCACATTCGCACCGGGCTTGTTAATGTTGCCGAGGTTATCTTCCTTAGGAGCAGGAGCTTGGAGACCGCCCTTAGTGCCTTCGCCCTTTGCAGTACCGCCGCGAACAATATTAGCAGTAGTGCCGCCCATCTTATTCACTGGGGAACCTTTAGAACCTAAAGTACTCTTAGTGTTAACGCCGTTGTCACCATGTTTTGGTAAAGCAACTTTGTTAGTGTACTCGTACATATTGGAACTATCGGCCATGCCCTTCTTGGAACCAAACTCGTCTTCTTCCTCAGAACCAAATTCGTCGCCGCCGAACTCGTCTTCAGAACCAAACTCGTCTTCTTCCTCAGAACCAAACTCGTCTTCTTCTTCAGAACCAAACTCGTCGCCGCCAAGGTCATCACCCATTTCGTCGTCGCCCATGGAATCATCGGAATTGGCCATTAAGTCTTCAAATTCTGCCTTTAATTCTTCTAGCGCGTCTTCTAGGTCTAATACACGATCAGTTAGGTCAGCATCTTCATCTTCTGGTCCGAACTCTTCGCCTTCCTCGGAATCGGTTTCGTCTTCCTCAGAACCAAAATCATCTTCCTCTTCGGAATCAGTTTCGTCTTCCTCAGAACCAAAATCATCTTCCTCTTCGGAATCAGTTTCGTCTTCCTCTTCGTCTTCAGCCTTTTCAAAATCTTCAGCTAATAACTCTTCGTAAATCTTACGGGAATTAGCTACAACAATATTATGGAAAAGTTCTTTTGCGGTGTCGTGATCTTCATTGATTAAAGCTTCTAACATAGCTTCAAAATCTGTACGTCTGGTCATTTATAAATCTCCTGTTAATTAGCAAGTCTGTAATATATTTACATGTTTTCATGTAAACCATGTCAATAAGGTGTCAAAATGGGAGATTTTTACATGGGTGGGGCCGCCGCGGGGTTAGCATACATTGTTTTAATGAAATCTCTCTCAGATTCTAATTCTATTAGATGTGCTTCTGATGCCTTACGGAGTTCGTTAATTTGTCTTAATGTCAAGCGAGTTTTTCTAGTGTCGCCCCTACGTAATTTAGAATCGTCGTTAGGTGGGCGATATCTCAAATCACTGCCAGTTTGGCGGGTATCTTGATCTATATAAAACAATTCTCTAAGTATCATATCAATATTTACCCCAGAGTGGGTGAAGAACCCGGCATTGGAGGAGTGACTGGTGGGGTCATTCCATCGACTGCACCTTCTTCGTCTCCCATCAACTCGTCGGGCGCGCTCAAGTCGCCTGCCATCCCCAAATCGCCCTCAATGCCGCCAGCGGAGATGCCTGCACTTCTCAATTCTCCTGCAGCATCAGTGTTAGTGGGCTGGCCTTGGCCGTTCTCTTCGGCCCAAAGTCTCTCATTATCTGCTATTTCTTCATCGGTTAGCCCAAGGAACCTCTTTAACGCGAACCTGTTACTAACAAAGGGCACTGTTTGAATAGTATTAAAGGTGTTAATTCGTTCAGCATCCATTGTTACTTGACGGGAACTTGCAAAGTTCATTGGAGGATTGAACTGTAGTTCGAATAAACTGGGGTCTAGATTTAGACCTCGTGAATACATATACATTTTAAATTCTGTATCGAATTTTTCTGTAACCAGTGCTTGCAGTCTTTCACAATACTTATTAAATCTAAGTTCTTGGATATACGCAGTGCCGACGCGACCGTCATTAAAAGATGACTGTCCGTCATCTGCACCCGTAGGTAGATAGGAGCTAGGGATACGCAGTCCTCTGAATAACTTATTAGTGAAGAACTTTAAGTCGTCAATTTCACCGATATTTGAACCCCCAGGAAGCGTAGTAACGGACGAGCCGCGCCCATCAGCAGTTGCAGGGAAAAAATAGTCGTCGCCGACTGCAAGCGGGTTATAAGTAGAGTCTACAACATTACCGGTTCCTCCGTTGATACCTGGTATTCTCCTTTGATGTATTTCGTTTTTAACCCGCTCTACAAAAGCCATTGCCATGTGTGTCGGCATATTTCCTACATCAATATGAAATACTCTTCTTTCTGGAGCACGTTGTATTCTATAGATGAGAATAGCATCTTCTAATAGTTCTTTTTGTTTAAAAACTTTAAAAATATTCTCTAATAAGCTATTACCAAAAGGATAATTATTATCTAATCCTTCTGATAAGCTTAAATGAACTACATGTTCAGCACCAATAGCGAATTCTGTTTCAGCTAACCCAAATCTACTAGAACCCGAACTGGAGTACGTGCCCGATGGCCCTGCTTGGGTTGATGCTGAAGTCATATATCCAGGGCTTGCACTAAACCCGCCCGCAGTCTGCCTAATATTAATATTAGGAGTAATTTGAGTTACAATTAAATCTTCAAAATTAGGAGCTAAGTCTTTAATAACATATTGCTCGGGTTTTTTACCATCGGATTCGTTTACAATAATCTTTACAATCTTAGCAGGATCTATCCAATGCCACTTTTGTGTTTCCGGATCTCTTATAAAAAATGAATCGCCGTATTTAAAAACATTACGAACTATTCTAAAAATTCTAGTATCAAATTGTTGTAGTTTATTCCACTGTTGTAGATATTCACCAACAATCCTAACCTCAGAATTAGTTGCTTTATGCCGCCAATTAACACCAAATGGGCTTTTATTATCTTTTAATTTTTGTGTGCAAAATTCTGCTAAAATATCTAATGCAGCATTAACTTCTGGGTCTGCATCCATCACTTCGTATTGTTGGAATCGCTCTATTCTATTAGGACTTCCCATGTATACATCAGGGAGGAATGAAGAATAATTTTTTCTAGCTGGTCCAGGTTTATTAGAACTAGTAGAATTGTTCACAATAGTAAGTTCTGAGGTAGTAACTGGTTGAAAATGTTTACGCCAAGACATTATATATTTCCTATGGGTCTATTCTTCTATTTAGCGGATTGTTTCATCCGGCTTTTCTAGCACCTGTTAATTTAGAAGAGTGTTTTGCTATTTTTCCATTAGAGTCTTTAATAGAGTGTGAAATATTAACCAGTTGTCCCATACCAGATGTCATCTGACCCATTGTTCTAGTCAGTTGGTCAAATATATGTCCCATATTAGTCGGATTAATATCAGTAGGAATACCAGCAGACTTTGGTAACGGCTCGTTCGATTCGGGTTGTGCAGTAGTCTTTTCAGATTTTGAAAATTCTTCTGGTATTACTTCGGATAAAATAGGTAGTTTATTAAATTCAGGACCTTTTATCTCATCAAAGTCTGGTTTAGGGAAATTCATTTTACTAAACTGGGCAAATTTATCTTTCATTCCAGAAGTTAAATCGTCAAACGGCATCTTAATATTAGACACACCTTCAAATTTATCTTTCATTCCGGAAGTTAATTCATCGAAGGGCATACTAAAGTTAGACATTCTTTCTGATTTAGTTTCTGATGCTAATGATGATGGTGGTGATTCTCGCATTCCTGACATAATCGAAGCAATATTAGGCATATTACTTTTTTGATTGGTTTTTTCTGTCAAAGAATCAATAGACGATTTATTGGATTCGAATGCGCTAATAATAGAATCGGGCCGCATTTGTTTGTCGTCGTCTTTATAGTCGCGTGCAAATTTAGTAAAATCACGAAGTTGTTGTCGGGTCATTATTGTTTCGAAGCCGTGCGCCAAGATTTTGGTGCCGGCACCAAAATCTTCAAACAGCTTTCCAGTCATGCCTAACGAGCCGTTATTTCTGACAGGTATTATTGTATCGGGGTCATACCCTGGCGGAGCAGCTATGTCCGGCGAAGCAGTAGTTCCAGTAGCCGGAGTGGTTCCAGTAGCCGGAGTGGTTCCGCCAAGTATTCCAACCACCGAGCTCATTTCTTGATTCATTTGCGCGGCTCGTTCTGTTGGGGTGCCTGTGCCGAGGAATTTACCTAATGTTTTTGAAAGCTCTTCTGCATTATTATCAGCGTACAGTAATTTTTCTGCTAATTTACCGAATGTAATTGCCGCTGCACCTGAATTTTTTTGTATTTCGCTCATCACTGTATTATAAGAGATGTTTATTGCTTTGCGAGGATCAATGTCTCCTACTGCTAATCCTTGCTCGCGAGAAGATGCAGATTCAGAGCCCACTCTTCCTTCTCTATTAAGTGCTTGGGCTTTATGAACTTCTCGAACTGCGTCATCCATGGACGCGTCTGGCCCCATCCTTTGTCTTTGTGCAGTATATCCTTGGGTTGCAGTAGTTTGTGCTGCTAAAAGGCTGTTAGCAGCACCACTCATCGGATTAGATTCTGAAACTCGGGTGGACATGCTAAGTAATGCTTTTTGTGTTGCAGGATCACGGAACTTGGACATGAACACTTCCATTAACCGATTAGCTTCTGCGATTTTTGCAGGATCGTCTCCTGCATTCATTGATGCTCGGGCTGCACGTTGAAGATCGGAGCCGGCGCCCTTGCCGGCAACATTTAATGCAGCAATTTGTGACCGATCTGCGGCTTCGAGTCTGCCGCCCATTGCAAATTTTTCAGCTAGTCCTTGGACTTGTGGTCCAAATTGTTGTAATTGACTTATTGTTTTACCGTATTGTTCTCGTTGCTGGCCCGAGAGTGTATTCATAAAAGCAGTATTTTTTGCAGACGATAATCGTTCTCTTGTTTCTTCTGCGATTGCGTCTATGCTTTGGCCAGTAACTTGAGACTGCTCAACCATTCTAGATGCTTCTTCTGCGACTTGCTTACCTAGCCGTTTAAAATCTTCTGCCGTTTTAATATTTGAATCGCCGTATTTCAATAAATTAGTAGTGGCTGCTTTTACTGCTTGGTTGAATAGTTGCATATTCCCAGTTTGCTGTTTAGCGAGCGGATCCTCTCTGGCAGACTCCATCACTTTAGAAAATACTTCTGCTCTTTCTCCGCCTAACGGTGCAGATTGTATGCCTCCCGATGCTTTGCGTGCCTCCTCTGCTAATTGAGCTGGTGTTAATCCCGTTTGTCCTAGCATGTCGCCTGCGCCTAACGCACTCGAACCTGCACCGATACTTGCCATTTGTTCGTTAGCATCGTTCATTGTGTTATAAATACCAAGCGTTGGCCCTGCCAATTTCCCAAGAACAGGAAGTTGCCCGGCCATATTTTGTAAATTTTGAGAAACTCCGCCGAGCCCAGTATTTAATTGTTGAACTCCGTTTATTGCGGCAGCAGCTTTTCCACCTAAGATTACAAATTCTGCTCCTAATGTTTTTATTTGCCCGAGTAGATATTCTGCGTTAGTTTCGTTGGCCATAAAAATTCCAATGGTAAATAAGGTATCATAGTATTTACCAAATTTAAGAGGACAATATGAATCAGAATCCACTTCAACAATATTTTAGACAACCTAAAGTGTTTATTAACTTACCGTCACAAGGTGTTTATTCTTTGCCTGGAACTTTTCAAGGCGATATTACTAATATGCCGGTATACGGATTAACAGGCATGGATGAGGTTATTTTAAGAACTC